ACGCCGTCCACAACAACGCCCATCTCATTAAGCTGGTGAAGTAAGTCCCTCGCTACATCCTGCCAGTCTCCGCTTGTTTCATACGCCTGCGCCTGTTTCTCCGCGTATTCTTCCCATGCTATGCCAGCGTCAATAGATGCGTCCGTGTTCTGGTCAAGCATGTCTTTTAGGATTGTGCCCTTCATTACCGCTATCCCCATCTTCTCGATAGCGTCCTGAATCATAGCGTTGAAGTCGCTCTTGAAGGCATTGCCAGCGTTTTTGACGGCTGTTTCTAGTGTGTTGTATCCGTCGGTTGCAGCGTCAACGCTCCCGCCGTTCTGTTCAATCAGGCGCGTGCCTGCTTCGATGGTTCCGTTCAATAGCGCAATCTGCTTTTCTTCAGCGGTCAGCGCGTCAACGGATTTTCCAAGTTGTTTGGCATAGTTCTCGTTAGCCTCGCCGACTTTAATCATGATGCCGAGGTTGTCCAGGATAAGGGGTGAACCGCGCTTGACACCGGTGGCGATGCTCTCGTACATGTAGGCGGTATCGCCCAGCGTCGGGTTGAGTGCGCTGGCTGCTTTGGCAATTTCCATAAGTTTCGGGGCGTTGCCGAGTAGCTGTTCCTGCAACGATTGAGATGCGCCAGCGGTTAGGGTTAACGTGCTTGACATGATGGTCATGTCGTCAATGGTGTAGTTACTGGCGCGCCGCATCTCTTCGATGCTTAGGCCAAGGCGGTCAAAGCTCTCGCTGGTCTGCGTGATGATTGCGCCTTCTTTGCCAAAGTCAAAGCCCTTTTTCATCGCCAGTCCAACGCCTGCGGCGGCTGCAATAGCTGGCCCCGCCGCTTTAGCAAACGCCTTGACTGCATCAGTCAGGGGTTGGGTTGATTTTGTCGCCTCTTTCGCGCCTTGCTCAACGCCGCCGAGCTGCTGTTTTAGTTCCTTTAGTTCTTTCTCGGCATTGTTTACCGCGTCGATTACGATTTGCAGTTTTGCGCTATTCGCCATATATTAAGTCCTCTATCGTCTGTGCCAGTGGGTACAGGTCGGGGTGTTCCTTGCGCCATGCCGCGCCACGGTCTGAGCGGATATATTCACCATACGCGCGTTGATAGGCGCTCAACGTCTGGCAACGGTCAAACCAGCCCGCAGGCTGGTCAAGCTGCCCACCCGCCCAAACAGGCAAGCCGTAACGCAGGAAGCGCCAGAACTGGACAAGCTCTTTCGGGTAGGGTGGCGGTGGCTCCGCGCCGTGGACAATCTTGAAGCTGCCCGCGTCGTACTCATACAGAACGCGCAGCCCCACCGCCTTGATCATTCCCCCGATACGCCCTCTTTCGCCTTGACGACGTGCTCCAGGATGCGTTGCGTCATGTCGGTGATTTCTGCAATGTTGCACGCTCGCAGGTCGTCGGGTAGGTTGATCGCAAACCCCGCCACTTGTGCCGATTCAATGATGAGCCGGTTCATGCGGGATGCGCTGCGAACGTCGTCGCGCTCTGCCAGCATGTGCTCTTCGTAATCCTCAAGATGCCCCTGGGTAAGTTTTAGTAGGTCCATTACCAGATCGCGCTCACATCGTTGGTGATAACCATCTCAAAGTAGTCGTTGTCGTCTTCCTGCACGCTCATGAAGTCGAGGTCGAACGTCTGTAACCCGTTGTCATCGGCCATCGTGTCAGATACGGTGATTTGTGCCTGCAAGTCAATCTGGATGGTGCGCTCATCGGCCCCGGCCAGTCCGTTGGTGAACTTGATGCGTAGTAGCTTTTTCTGTGATGCTGCCAATAGTGCGTCAACCCATGCGCCGCTTGTGGCGTCGCTTTCAAGTTTCAACGAGCCGGTGATGTTCCAGCCCACGGGGTCATATGTCCCCGCCGGGTAGCATGAACCTGCATAACCCAGGTATTCGCGCTGTGCGTCGATGGTGACGTTTCCGCTAAGGCACTTAGTGAACGCTGTCGCGCCCATTGTCCCACCCCAGGCGTCGATGTAGACGCTGGCCTGGCAGCCGTTGGCATAGGTCAGGTCTGCCACCGCTGCTTCGCTCAAACTCGCCAGCGTGTCGGTGTTGACGGAATATCCGCCGACGTCCAGGCTGCCCGTTACGGCTTGCCCATACGCCCAGTCAATCGAGAGGGATTTGCCGAAGGCGCTTGTTACGCCATAGATGCCGGAATCTGACCCGTACACCAGTGTCATATAGTCGGGCGTGATTGCTGCGGCTTCCGGTGCGGCGTAGGTCTGCGTGTACGGGCCAGCCCCTGCCTCAGTTGCGGCGTCCATCATGTTCATGTAGTAGCAAAGTTCCTCATATATCACGTAAAACGGAATGGATACCCCGTTCACTTCGTGATACAGGTCAAGGATTTTGTTGCCTGGCCCCATGCTGCCGCGCTGCGTCTGGATAATCTCAGTCACCAGCGAAGGCGGGATGCTTGCGCCGGGCATAACTCCGGCCATTTGTTTTGTCGGGGCAACTACTGTACCCCATACGGTTTCGTTGCCGAGTTGTAATACTCGTTCTACTGCGTTTGCCATGTTAACTCCTAGTTAAATTCGCGGATCGTGACAGTGGCACGCACGCCATAATAGTTCTCGCCTGCGTAGCTAATCACCGTCCGCCTGATTGAATACGTCACACCTTGCGCCCCAGCCGCGCAGAATGCCGCCATCCTGTCGCGGATCGCGTCAACCCAATTACCAACGTAGGTATCTAGTGCGCTGGCGTATTGCGCCCAGCCGTAGCCCTCGCCATAAGGTGCGTATAGCATCAAGTCGGTGAGGGTGAAGTCGGTGCGTACCCGCGTCTTGTTGAGTAGCTCGCCATCATGCGCCGCGTCATCATCAAACGGGGTAATGAACCGATAGGGGCACTCCATCGAAGGGACGGCTTGCCGCAACGTGCTTTGGTATTTCGCGGTGTAGGCGGTTGACCCGTCGGAAACGCTCATGCCTGCAAGGGTGCTGATGAACGTGGAGAATGCACTCATAAGCGCCCCCTGTACATGTCGAAGATGCTGAGGATGTCTTTCGGCATAGTCGCCGGGGAAATGATCGCGCCTTCCATGATCACGGTACGATCTGGCTGTTCCGTCTGGTTGTTGCGTTGGTGATACATCCAGGCCACCATGCGGATTGTAGCGTGCTCGATGTCCGAGGGTACGGCTGTTGACCAGCCCCAGCGGCCTTCTACGGTGATTGCGTCCTCGCTATCGCCTGCGCTGTCGTTCTCCCACACGTAGCCGCTTGAAGATTTCAGGGTGATTGCGTAAAACGGGCCGTCGTTGCGTGGTTCGGTGACGTACTTAGTGGATGCAATGACGGTGGTATCCCCGTTGGTTACGGTGGTGATGCTTGCACACCAAGTGCCGAAGTACAGGGTCATTCCGTCTACGTCTGCGCTTGCATCAAGGGCGCGGTCAGTATCCGCGCTAACCTCAAACGAGAAGCCAACGTATTGCTCAATCCATGCGGTAGCGCGTGCAATCAGGCTTGTTAACAGCGTGTCATCTGCGTTGACGCTGCTGCTCATGTAGGCCCGGACATTTGCGGCGGTTGTATATGCCATAGTTTACTCCCAGCTATACCCTAGCCGTGTTACCCAGTCGCTAGGGTCGTTCTCTTTCCATAGGTCAATGTGGTCAGCGGTGAAGTGCGTGCGCCAGCCCCCAGGCTGTCCCTTGCGATAGGTGGGTGACTTGTCCCGCGCTTCATCTGCGTTGTGCAGTAGGTTGTCAACGGCCTTGTCAACGTCGTGTTTGTAGAGTTGCAGGTGGAAGCCGTGCATCGCTGCATTGCTGCCATAAATGACCTTGATCATGCGTCTGGCAATGTCACGCGGTTTAGTGCGCATATCCTCAAACTTCATGGATAGCACCCAATTGCGGGTCAGCCACGGCGCGTACAGTTCCCAACGTTCAATGACGCCAGCCCACGGTCCATAGCCTGCAATGCAAGCCGCAAGGATGTAGTCGAAGTCGCCTTTGGCCATACGCTTGATGTCGTCCGCGCCGTCGTGGTACAGGACCGCGCCATAGTCGCCGCGTGCTTCGTTGGCGTTTAGGATGTGGTAGGCTTGCGATACAGCCACGTCACGCGGGTCACGGTAGATGAATAGGTGAATGAAGCGGTGGTCGATCATGTATTGCTCAATGTCTGCCCGGTAGCCACAATGCCCTTTGAGGTATGTGCCATGCCGTAGCGTGCTCAACTTCTTGAACATGATCTCGCTATCGCTCCATATCGTCGTCCAGGCGTTACCCTGAAACGATCCCGCCCACGGTTTAGGCGTGTAGGCCGGTTCTGCCACGAACTGTGCCGCCCATGTCCAGAGTAAGTGCAGCCCGGACTTAGGGAAGCCGTTGAGGTAGAGCTTCGGCCCCATCATCTTGTACTGAGGCAGGGCGGCGGTTAAACCGCCCTGCTCAGGTGTTAGGTTAAGCGTTGACAATCTCATCCACGCTTGCCAGGTCATTGACGCTGGCGGGTTTATAGCGCGCGCGATCGCCGAAGGCAACAGCGCCGAGGTCAACAGTGCCACCGACGCCGCCGATGGTCAGCACGCCTTTGAGGTAGCTGTACCCGTCGGCCATGTCCTCGCCGCGTACAGTGACGACAACCTGCTTGTCATCATCGGTAGCGCCGAGTTGGGTGATGGATGCCACAGCGGTTGTGGTATTCGTGCCGGTTGCGGAAGCGGTAGCTTCCAGCACGTCGAAGTCAACGGTGGTGCTTGCCGCCACCGTACCCAGCATGATGACAAACATCGCCTCATGATGGTTTTCCATGTTGATCATATCGCTGGAAACCGTTGTCGCGGTGGTGTAAGCCTCCGGGTCGATGGTTGCCACGATAGCCAGTTGTTCTGAAAGTCGTTCAAAAGCCATGATATATCCTCCTGCTAGTCCGTGGTGTTCAACAGTGCCACGAAGGGGCTAACCTGGTTGCCTGCGCTGTCGATGTAAAGCGGTGAACTGATGGACGGTTGCCCATCGGTGCGGTAGACGAAGCGCCAGGTGGTGAGGTCGTTCACGAAGGCATAGTGCTGCGATACGTCGATTGCCAGCCCGCCGCGCTCGTAAATCCAGTAATAACTGGGGTCAATCAGCATAACATCGCCGGTTGTACCCAGTGCCGGTGTCTTCTCCGTCCAGATTACGGGCATACCGAACAAAGTGCCGGGCATACCATCGCGGGCGTTCGGGATCCAGTTGTAGTTTGTGCCATCGCTCAGCGCCAGCACCTGCTCCATACAAGTCTGGTTGATTACCCAGATACCCTTGCCCATGCTGGAAGGCATGAAGATTTGCAACAGGCTGTGGATGTCGTTCTGTGATACCGCGTTCGCAACATCGCGAGCCGTGGTCAACAGTGCGCCACTATTCAGGATGCCCAACGGCTGACCAACGCCAGTGCCGCGAAGGTAAGCATAGTCACGGCGGAATTGCACCGCGCCAGCGAACAAGCCGCGTAACAGCTGGTCAATGCCAACGGCGCTGTCATCCAGCAACTCGTCGGATGCCTGCGTGTAGCCTGCCAACTTATGAGCGACAAGCTCAATCTGCTTGAAGTCGGGTTCTGTTTCGGTCTTGGCTGCGGCTTCCTCAGTCCAGTAAGCAACTAGCCCACCGTAGTAGTCGGGTTTGCCTGCGGCTGCGAAAGTGCCGGTCTGATCCAGCGAGGGAACCTGTACGCTGCGCCGTGACCCGCGGATTATGCGTGCGCGGGGATAGATAACCTCAGAGAAGGGGTCATCCACGCGGATCAATTCGTTCAGGTATTCATCTGGTACAAGATAGCCACCCTCGGCCCCTGTCTGTTCCAGCATGTCCTTGGTGGAGCCGTAGACGTCGGCAATACGCCGGTTGTCACGGTTTTTAACTGCCCGAAGCCAATCGCCGAAGCTTTTAGTCTCGGGTACATTTTCGATGACCTCTTCAACCTGGAACGCGCCCTTCTGTTCAGGTACGCGCCGGTCAAACTCGGCCTGCATAGCTTTGAGGATGTTCGCTTGCATTGCCTCAAACTGTTCGTTCATTTCCATTTCCTTGTCCTCCGTAGAGAGTGATTCAGTCGGTTTTGGTGTCACTGGTGCGCCCGTCGTCTTTGCTTCCGCTGCGGGTTCCGCCGCCTCTGCTTCAGCCTCTACCGGTTCGGGGTCTGTCAGTGCCTTCAACGGTAGAACGCGCGTGCGCGGCTCTGCCGGTGTTGGTGTGAGTGACGCGTCCAGCCCCAACGGCCAGCGCGTAATGTGGTGGGCTTTCCCCACCTGTTCGCGGTCTACAAGATGCGGGGCTGTGCCACTTGACCACCCCAGCTTGTCCAGGATGTCCTCGTAGCGTTCCCGTTCATCCAGTACCGCCTCGATAAACACGCCCATCTCGTCGACTTTGAGCGTGCCCGTTCCTATCTGGTCGCGGATGTCTACCACGCGCCCGGTCTTGGTGTGCAAGGGCGTGCGGTGGTTGAACCAGATTTTAGTGCTGTCGCCGTCCTTAATGCCAAAGTCGGTCAGCTTGTCGAAGTAGTCGCCTTCCAGGTCGGGGTCGTCTGCGCTCGAAAAGCGCACCAGATACCCGCCGACCTTGCCATCGCCCAGCGCCTTGA